TGACGGTTTCGCCATTTCGGCCATGACAGGCACGGGCACGCTGGCGATCACGAGCTACGCGACGGGCGAGCTTGAGTGCAACATTGCCCCGGCTGTTGTCCTGGACGCGCAGGCATTTAGCGCCGAGCTTTTGGCGACAGAGATCGAGCCGGGGCTGACACTCGACGGCGCGCTGAAACTGATCACGGCCGCCGTTGCTGGCAAAGTCTCGGGCGGCGGCACCGGCACAATTACGATCCGCAATGCGGTTGCAGACACGAAAGACCGGATCGTCGCGACGGTTGAAACCGACGGCGACCGGACGGCGATTACTTACGACCTGACGGACTAGGCCGATGGCCGGAACGTATTTCGGCTCCGATTATTGGCGCAGCGAGTTCTTCGGGCCGAGCGAAGACGCTCCGGCCGGGGCAATGTTCTGCGCCATTTCGGCCAGCGGAACGCTCTCTGGCGCCCTGACGAATGGGGCGGCCGCAGTGGTTACGCCGCCGGCGGCTGGCGGGGGTGGATCGTCTGCAATCGCCACGCGGCGCCCGCGGCGCGGCGCGGTCGAAAGTCCGCGGCGCCGGGTGGCCGCCGCAAAGCCGGGCTGGATGGCAGCGGCCATCACTGCGGCTGGGAGCATGACGGCCGAGATCGGGGCTCTGGCCTCGATCGCATCGAATATGAGCGCGTCGGCCGCCTTTGAGGCGACCGGCCAGGCAGATCGCCGCGGAGTTATCCGCCGGCAAGACAATGATTTTTGGCTGATGGCAGCCTGAAGAGGCAGGAATGACGCTTCGCACAAGCACTTGCGCGCTGACCCTCGACATCAAGTCGGTCAGCGATGCCGGCGTGATCGAGGGCTATGCCTCGGTTTTTGACGAAAAAGACTATGGCGGCGACATTGTTGCACGCGGCGCCTTCAAGAAATCACTGAAGGCGCGCGGAGCGCGCGGCGTAAAGATGCTGACCGATCACCGATCCGAGAACCGGGTCGGCGTCTGGGAGCATCTGGCCGAGGACAGCAAGGGCCTGATCGTGAAGGGCCGGCTGCTGATGGAGAAGCAGCTTGCGAAGGACGCCTACGTCGATCTGAAGGAAGGCGCGCTCGACGGACTGTCGATCGGCTACACCACGATCGCTGACACGATGGACCGCGCCAAGAACGCGCGCATCCTGAAGGAAGTGGACCTGCGCGAGATCAGCCTCGTCAGCTTTCCCATGCTGGATTCGGCGCGGATCACCGCCGTCAAGACCCTGGCCGATCTGAGCCAGGACGATATTCGCGAGATTGAGGCCGCCTTTCGGATGAAGGGTCTCTCGCGCACGGACGCCGTGAAGGCGGTTTCGGGCCTCAAAGACTGGCTGGCGCGCGATGCGTCGGCTCCGAACACGGACCTTCGTGACGAAGGGACCGCGGAAGCACTGGCGGAAATGATCCGCCGCAACACCGCAATCCTCTCCGCATAAGGAAACCGTTATGGAACTCACCGAGTTCAAGTCCCTCCTGGACAAGCAGGGCGAAGCCTTCGAGGCGTTCAAGGCAACGCACGAAGAGCTGAAGAAGAACGACACGCTGACGGCTGAAAAGCTGACGCGCATCGAGAAGTCGCTGGACGATGCCGTCGAGGCGAAGGCCAAGATCGAGGCGGCGCTGAAGGCCGAGGCCAAGGAGCGCGAGGAACTGGAGTTGAAGTTCAACCGCCTCGGCATCTCGGGCACCAAAGAAACGGCGCAGCGCACGCTGGAACTCAAGGAGTTCAACGCGACGTGCAAGTCGGCCGCGCTGGCCCGCCATCAGTCCTACGCCCCGATCGATGACAAGGGCTATGACGAGTACAAGTCGGCCTACCAGAAGTGGCTGATCGAAGGCGACCGCGGCCTCACCAATGACGAGGTGAAAACCCTCTCGGTCGGTTCGGCGCCGGACGGCGGTTACTTCGTGACCCCGGACGTGACCGGCCGGATCGTCAAGAAGGTCTATGAGACCTCGCCCGTTCGCCAGTACGCGAGCGTGCAGGCCATCACGACCGATGCGCTCGAAGGCATCGAAGACACCGGCGATGCCGGCGCGGGCTATGCCGGCGAACACGCCACCTCCGGCGATACGACCACGCCGCAGGTCGGCAAGTGGCGCATCCCCGTCTGGTGGATCGACACCGAGCCGAAGGCGACGCAGCAGCTTCTCGACGACGCTGCCGTCGATATCGAGGCCTGGCTGGCCGGTAAGGTGGGTGAAAAGCTCGGCCGCTTCGAGAATGCCGAGTTCGTCACCGGCGCCGCGAACAAGATCCGCGGCTTCGTCAATGGCTACACCACGGCGGCCGACAGCGGCTCGGGCGTGACTTGGGGCACCATCGGGCATGTGATCACCGGCGTCGACGGCGACTTCGCCGCATCGGCCAAGGGCGACAAGCTCTATGACCTCATGGGCTGTGTGAAGGATGAGTACCTCGCCGGCGCCGCATGGTTCACGCGCCGTTCGGTGGTCACCGCGATCCGCAAGTTCAAGGACGGCCAGAACAACTATCTCTGGCAGCCCTCGTTCATCGCTGGCCAGCCCGAGACGATCATGGGCTATCCGGTCGCGCGCATGGACGACTTCCCGGCGCTCGGCACCGGCAGCCTGTCGCTGGCGTTCGGCAATCTCGGCGCGGCCTACCAGATCGTCGATCGCATGGGCGTCCGCGTGATCCGCGACAACCTCACGTCGAAGCCCTACGTGAAGTTCTACACGGCGAAGCGCACCGGCGGCGCGGTCGTCAACTTCGAGGCGATCAAGCTGATGAAGTTCAGCGCCTCGTAAGGATGCTTCGGCGGCGGCTGAAACGGCCGCCGCCTTCTCTCTTTCCTCTGATCTGAAAGGACCGCAGCAATGCGCGATCTGGCAAACAACATCCACCTGGCGCGCGGTATTTCGCCCCAGGCGGCCCGCACCGACAATACCGCCATTGTCTCCGAGGTCGTCGACCTCAATGGCTATGGCAGCGCCGTGTTCGCCCTCATGCTGGGCGCGAACACCGACGCGAACGCAACGTTCGCTGTTCTGGTCGAAGACAGCGAGCAGAGCGGCAGCAACTTCGTGGCCGTGGCGGACGAGTATCTCAACGGCACCGAGGCGCTCGCCGGCTTCCAGTTCGACGACGACAACGAGTGCCGCAAGATCGGCTATGTCGGCATCAAGCGCTATGTCCGCGTCACGGTCACGCCGACCGGCAACGACTCGGGCAACATCTTCCTGTCTGGCCAGTGGATTCTGGGCCACCCGGAACGCGCGCCGACCGCCAACCCGCCGCAGTAATAGGCGGGTAGCACAGTGCTTGCGCCTTCGCTCATTTCAGCCCCGGCCTCGACGCCGGTATCGCTTAGTGAAGCGAAGGCGCATCTGCGCCTCGATTTCGACGACGAAGACACGATCGTCGGCGCCTATCTCGCGGCGGCCATCGCGCACCTGGATGGCCCCGATGGCGTTCTGGCCCGCGCGCTGGTGAGCCAGACATGGCGGCAGGACTTCAAGGCGTGGCCCGACGATTGCGGCAAGCTGCGGCTGCCTCTGGCGCCAGTCTCCGCCATCGGCTCGGTCAAGTATTCCGACGCCCAGAATGTTGAGCAGACGGTCACTGCCTCCGGCAATTACACGCTCGGACACGATGAGCGCGGAGCATATGTCCGCTTTACGTCGACCTTCGCGTTCCCATCGCTCTACGAGGAGCGGGACGACAGGGTGCGCGTCGAGTTCACCGCTGGATATGGCTCCGCCTCTGACGTGCCGGCCGCTCTCAAGAGCGCGATCCTGCTGATGGTCGCGGATCTGTACGCGGCGCGCGAGAGCTTCAGCAACACGGGGGCTTCGGCGGCCGTTTCTACGTCCGTCCCGGTCAACTTCCTTCTGCAGCCCTATCGCCGGGTCTGGGGCTAATGCCCGCCGGCCGGCTGACTGAGCGCGTGCGCTTTGAGCGCCGCGGGACACAGACGGATGCCGACGGAAGCCCTCGGGCTGCGTGGGGGCCGATAACTGAATGCTGGGCCGGTTTCCGGCCGCAGTTCGGAAGCGAGCGGCTGAAGGCCGGGCAGTTTGAAAGCACGAGCCGGGGAAACCTGATGGTGCGCCGCTCGGCCGAGACCTTGGACATTACAGCGGGCGACCGGGTGGTTTTCACCGCCGGCGGCTACGCGGGCCAGACGGCCAACATTGAGAGCATCGTTCGGACGCCTGACCGGGCGTTCGTGGAATTTCTGGTGACGGTCGGCGTCGCCACCTGAAGGAGAAACGAATATGACCATCACGGTTCGCGCCAAGGTGGAGGGCGCGCTCGCGCTTTCGCCTGATTTCGGTGAGGCGTCTGCGAAGATCATGGAGGCCTTTTCGCAGGCCTTCGAGCAGGGCACGGCTAACGGCGAGATCGACAAGATCTATGTCGAGAGCATCAACATCGCGGCCTCGACCACGACCGATTACGATCTGGCGGGCTCGCTTCTCGATATCTATGGCCTCGCGTTCACGCCGGCCGAGATCGCGGCGGTGATTGTCTATGCGGACGCGGCGAACGTGAACAACATCGTCGTGGGTGGCGATGCGAATGGCGTCCCGATCTTCACGGACAAGTCGGACAGCATCCCGGTTCGGCCCGGCTCGCTTTTCGTGATCACGGCGGGCGGCGCGGGCATCGCGGTGACCGCATCGACCGGCGACATTCTGCAGCTCGCGAACTCGTCTTCGGGTTCGGCGGTCACCGGCAAGATGATCGTCCTGGGCCGCTCGGCCTAAGGGTATGGCGCGGCGCTACGCGCGCTCGAAAGAGGCGCGAGAGAGCCTTCGCAAAATGAAGACCGCTTGGGTGGACAATCTGCCCGAGCGGATCAAGGCAGAGATGAATGCCGCGGTCGGTGAGGCGGCGGATGAGTTGGCCGAAGCCATGCGGCGGATCGTTCCTGTAGATCAAGGTGATCTGCGCGACAGCATCGTCGTGACGCGCGCCGGTGAAAACACGCCGCTCTACTCGCAGCCGGGTGGTCAGTACGAAGTCCGACCGTTGCGGGCGGTGGTGACAGCCGGGAATACCAAGGTCCGGTACGGTCACCTCGTTGAGTACGGGACCAAAAAGACGCGGGCGCAGCCGTTCTTCTGGCCGAGCTTCCGGGCGCGCAAGGCCGAGATAAAGCGCCGCCTTGCTGCTGCGTTCCGCAGAGCATTCAAGCGTAATGGGGGAGGCCCGACATGATCGACGCCTCTTCGGCGGTTCAAACGGCCGTGGTCGCGCTGCTGCGTGCTGATGCAGTCGTATCGGCCGTCGTTGGGCAGCGCATCTACGCCAGCCCGCCGGATAACGGCCCGATGCCGATGATAACCCTCGGACCATCGGACGCAGTGAAGTTTCACCGTGCCGACCGGCATGGCTCGTCGACGACGCTGCAGATCGATTGTTGGGCGCAGGCCGGCGAAGACGCCCGCGACCAGATGAAGGTGTGCCGTGATCTCGTGCACGCCGTCACCGCTGCACTGGACCTTAAGCAGCCGACGATCGCCGGTTGGCATCTCTTTGGCCGGCTTGTGATCGACAACACCAGATTCTTTTCCGACCCGGACGGCGTGACCGCCCACGGTGTCATCACCCTCCGGGCCGAGATGGCGCCGGCTTAACGACGGAGACTGATATGTCAGAGCCGCAGACCCTGGCGGGTTATGAGTACAAGATCGAATACGGCGGACTCGGCAGCGGTACGCCTGTGTGGACCAAAATCTGCGCGATCGAATCCACCGAACTTACCCGCGAGCGCGGTGTCATCGAGCGCGCGATCCGCGACTGCGACACAGACTTCGCCGCACCGACCATGAAGCGCAAGCCTGGCATGAAGACGACCTCGGTGACCGGCTCCGGCCTCTACGCGACCGAGCATGTGAACATGCTTGAGGAAGCCTATGAGGCGGACGAATCCACCTGGTGGCGCGTTACGGCTTCGGACGGCGCGGTCTGGACTGGGAAGTTCGTGATGCCTTCGATGGGCAACACATGGAACGCGGACGGCAACGCCTTCGCGGAAATCTCGCTCAACCTGCAGAGCGACGGCGCGGTCACGTTCACGCCGGTCGCGTAAGGCGTGACTTACGATCCGACCTATGAAACCGACTGGTGCGGAGAGACGGTTACATTCCGCCTCCGCACTGGCGAAATTCTGAGGCTGCAGGAAAAGGCCGCACCTGACGGCCCTTGGGTGGCATTCGACGCGCTTCGCACGGGACGGTGCAAGCTCGATCTCGTTCATGAGGTGATCCGGCAGGGCCTCATCGGTGGTGGGAAGTCCGGCAATGAGGCGTCTGCGTTCCTGAAGGAAGCGGTCGAGACGACGCCGCCTGATGAACGACGCGCTCTGGCGCTGGGCATTCTCGCGAACTGGCTGACGGGCGCGGAGACGGTCCCAAAAAAAGCCGACGCGGCGGCGCAGGGCGGGGCGGATCAACCCGCATCGACGCCGCCGCGCTCTACGGAAACGGGGCCGTCATCGGCCTGACGCCGAACGAGGTGGATGAGACCTCGTTCTGGAAACTACTCGCCACTCTTGACGCTTGGAACGCCGCGCACGCGCCGCCCGAAAAAGGCGGGGCGCGGAAGACCGCTGCCCGCTCGGGCGGACACGGCATCACCCCCGAATCTATGAGGCGTTGGATCAATGGCGAATGAGGACGTCCAGAAGCTCGTAGCGGTGGTCGAGGCGCGTAGCGCCACTGCCGAGAAGCAGATGGAGCGCTTCGTTCGTGCAGCCGATCGGCGCATGGCGGAGTTTGAGCGCCGGGCATCGCAGGCCGCCGTGAAGGTGGAAGCGAAGATGACGACCGCTTTCACCAAGATCGGCGCCGCGGCTCGCAATCTCGGGACGACGCTTGTCGCGGCCCTCGGGGTCACCAGCATCACTTCCGTTTTTGACCGCGTCCTGAGTGCTGCGAAGCGGTTTGATGAGCTTGGCGACACCGCAAACCGCCTCGGCACATCTGCCGGGGAATTGGTGAAGTGGCGTTCCGCGCTGGAACTGACAGCCGGGTCTATGGAGGGTTTCAACGCTTCGGCGGAGGCTTTTCAGGGCAAGATCGGCGCTCTGATCGGCGGCATTGGCAAGACCAAGGCCACGAAGGACGCGCTCGCAAAGATCGGCCTTTCCCGCGAAGACCTCGCAGCTGCCACGACGCTGGAGCGCCGCCTTCTCCTGATCGCTGAGGCAATCTCGCAGGTCGAGGACCGCGCCGTCCGCGCCGCGATTGCAGACAAGCTCGGCCTCCGCCCCATGCTGCCCCTGCTTGAGCAGGGCCGCGAGGGCGTCGAGAAACTCACCGCACAATTCCAGGGCGTTGCTGATGCCGCAGATGAGGGCGTCAAGCGGACGGGCGATCTCGCTGACCGCGTGAACCTGCTGCAGCAGGAAATGCAGATAAAGTCCGACAACCTCTTCGTGCGGCTCGGGCCGATCATCGCCGCTGTCTATCAGGGGGTCTCCGACCTCCTCGATCTCATGCGCGACCCGCTCTTTGGGCGGGCGTTCACGGTGCTCGCGCCCGGCTTTGATGTCGGTGCAGGCCTCGCGCGGGCTGTGAAATCGCCAGGGATCAAGCGCGAAATTGCGTCTCTCGAAAAGGATCTGGCTGCTCTCGCCATTGGCGGCGTGGGTATGGAGGACGGCGCCTATCGTCGCATGTCGGCCCGCCTCGAAAAGTTGAAGGGCGAACTGGCCGCCTATGAAACAGGCGCGACCGCCGCAGCCGAAGCGACGAAGACGATCGCGAACGTCGAGTTTACGGGCGCGGGCGGCGGAGGGGGAGACCTTGAAGGGGAGCTCGACGCCGCTGCGAAGGCTGCTGCCAAGGCGGCCGAGGAGTTCCGTGCGCTGGAGAAAGCGCGAGCCGATTGGCGGAACGACCCCGAGGCGAAATTTGATACTCGTCAGAGCCTTGAAGGCATATCGGATAGAGGGTCCGATCAGGTCGGCAAGATGCTGGAGCCGCTGCAGGCGAGCGCAGAGGCGGCGGCCAATCTGCGCGAGGAATTCCGCAACGCCTTCCGCTACGCATTCAGCCAGCTTTCGCAGGGTGATTTCGAGGGTGCGGCGCTGACGTTCGTCGATGCCTTCGCGCAGAAGCTCCAGGACCGCGTCTCCGACCAGCTTTTCGACTTTGTGTGGGACAGCCTTGGGCTCGGTGATGTGGCCGGTCAGCTATTTGGACCGCTGGACGCCGCGCAGGCGGCGCAGGCCGCGACCACAACGCAGGCGACCACTGCGATCAACCTGATGGCGAACGCTGCCTATAACGCGGCATCGGCGCTCGCCAGCGTAGCGGGCAGTGGCGGAGGTGGTGGGGGCTTTCTCGGCGCGATCACGTCCGCGATTGGCAGCGTCTTTGGTGGTGGCGGCGTCCTTGGCGCATCGCAGAATTTCTCGAATAGCGTCGGCATCGGCGGCTGGTTTCCGGGCCGCGCCTCTGGCGGTCCGGTCACTGCCGGGCAGCCCTACATCGTGGGCGAGAAACGGCCCGAACTCTTCGTGCCAAACACGTCCGGCTACATCGTGCCGCGCGTGCCGAGCGCTGTTTCCCGTGGAACATCGATGACGTTCGCGCCGGTCATCAACGCGCCTGGCGCTGATCCGGCAGCTATCACGCGGATCGAAGCGATGATGGCGCGCGAGCGCTCTGAATTTCAGGCATGGGCGGCGAGCGAGAAGGCCCGCGTCCGCTCGCATGTCTCCAGCCTCCGTTCATCGAGGATGCTCTGATGGCGGTCGATGCCCTCCCGGATTACCCGCTGGGTAATATCCGCGTCTGGCTGCGCCGGATGGATTTGAACGCGCCGGAATCGTCGGGGCGCGTGGGCGGCGTGCAGATGGGCTTTCCCATCTGGATGGCGGAATATGAAGCGCCGATCCTCTCCGATCTGGACTTCCAGCTTTGGCAGGCGTGGCTGGCGCGTCAGCGCGGGTCCATCAACCAGTTCAAGGCGACCGATCCGAAACGCTGGTATCCGTGGGCCTATCGTCCCAAGGCAATGGGCGGCGGGCATTCTGGCGCCGGCGGCTTCCCCGGCGGATGGAACGGCGACGCAACGTCCTTCAGCCTTTCGGGCGACCGCTCGACCGTCACGCTCACCATCCCCTCGGGCATCGTCATCACGGCTGGCGACTTCATCGGCTTCCGCTGGTCCTCTGGCGACAAGCTGGCGATGGTGATGGCGCTGGAAGGCGGCACATCGAGCGGGACGGTCGAAATCGACGTGGACCCCGCCGTTCCATCGGCTGTGCCTTCGCATCCCACTGCGGTGGCCTACGTCTACAAGCCCGCCTTCCTCGCGAAGCTGACCTCTGAAACCGAAATCGGCGCTTCGTCTCCTGACGGGCAGGCTTCTCTGAAGCTGGTCGCGCAACAGGACATTGTGCCGTGAAGTCCATAGATGCGGACGCGATCACCGCTCTGACGGGCGGTGCGTGCATCGTCACGGGTGCGGTCAAGTTTGCGACCTCGCCCTCTGCCGCATTCATGTGGGGCGGGTATGGCGACCTCTCGCTTGATGGCGACACGTACACCGGGATTGGGGATTTCGGGACTGTCGCGCCGCTCTCATTTGAGACAGGTGGCGTGGAAAGCGGCATCCAGCTGGGGCTGAACGGCGTGCCGGCCGAGATCAACGGCCTCGTCATGGAAGAGTATCTGCGCGGCGTCTCTGTCGTGCTGCGCCGCCTGATCTTCGACAGCACCGGGACCGACCTTTTGGATTCCAGCGTCTTCTTCCGTGGGCGCATCGACAAGGTTGAGATGCGGGAACGCATCGGCGGACAGGCGTCGGTGATGATCGACGTTGAGGGCAGTGCGAGGGGCCTCAACCGCTCCGGCGCGCGCATCGCGAACCTCTACGATCAAAAGCTGATCTCAGCGACCGACACGTCCTTTGAGCGGATGGCGACGGCTCCGACTGCGACCCTCTACTGGATGGGCGAGCCTCCGAAGCGCGTCTCTCAGGTCGCGAACGGCGGCATTCTCGGCAGCTACTTCGGCATTGGCTCCGAGACGGCCAAGAAGCACCGCCAGGCCCTAGGGCTTCCCTTCTGATGCGCCCCGAAGGTT